GCCCAAGCTCGAGACGTTTCGTCATCGTCGACCTCCTAAAACGCCAGCAGCGAGTTCAGCCTGGTGGTGCTGTCTCGCTGCTGCGCCTCCGCTCCGCCTGTTCACCGCTACAGGACCGCCGCAAACTACAAGAGTAGCGGCCTGCCGAACTGGGCGTGTGACACAGGAGAAGGTAGCCAGTGTACGCCTGCTGGCTGTAAGTGTCCAGTGTCTCATCGTGGCCCCCTCGCTACGCTGGTGTAGCAACGAAACAGCCAGTAGCGTCCGTCGATCCAGCGTGCTGGGACGTGCCGTTCACCGGCCTCCACACGGGTATAGAACGACTCTGCGATCCCGAGACGGAGCGCCATCGTGTGCGCGTCGATCCCTTGCTCGCGTCGGATCCGTTTAAGTTCGTCGGGTGTGAGTGTCATTGTCGGCCTCCTCTCCACGCTGCCGCCAGGAGGCTGAAGAGCCACTCCCAGAAATGAAACCATGTCATCGTCGTCACCCTCTTCCTGTGCCTGGATCGTGATCAGGCACCGTAACATCGTGGACCCAGTGGCTCAGGTCCTCGACTCTGTCTGCTAAATTTGGCAAACAGAGCGCTTCCAGGACGAACGCGCAGAACCACAGCATCTCTGATACAGGGTGTGCGATCATGTTGTGGACGGTCCAGCCCATGTTCAGTTTTCGTTTCATCGTCGACCTCCTCTCTTCGCGTTCGCCACCTTCCACAGCGTACCCGGCTGCGGGTTGGGCTTCCGGGTGTGCCGGGTGAGCTGCCCGGTCTCGGTACGAAACCAGTAATCGAGCACCAGGCACCCACGGCGATCGCAGTAGCGAACCTCTGTTTTCACGTGCGTCTGTGTCTCAGTCATCCTAGCACCTCCTCGAGCGTGGCGAGCAGTTTCAGATCCCGAGCTTGCCAGTACCACATGGTACGGTTGCCGTCTCTGCCACTGCGTTTGCACTCGTTTGCTCTGAAGAGGTCAATCCCGAACAGCCCAACCGGGCACGTTGTGCCAGGCGGCAAGTAGCGCTGGTCGCCGAGTGACGGTGTCGACTCTCGGTGAAGGAACAGTAGCCAAAGAGGGATTCCTGTATGGCGCTGACAGTCGCAATAGTGCGTCCAGAGCCGATCGTCGATCCCAGTGTTCCAGCATTGGCCCTTGCGGTACCACGCGAACCGGCTCTTCTGCTTCACCTCCACCCACCGCATACCGTCCGTGGTCGCGCACAGCAGGTCAGGACACACGATCGCCCTTTCATCCTTGTAGGCCACTGGTGCCCCTCCTTGGTGGCTGTGAAGAGTGTAGCTCGGGCTACCAATCGGGATCACGGTGTGGCCTTGGCGCAAGAGCCATTTTGAGACGAGGGACTCGCCAGCGTGGCCGAACGCGAGAGAGTTTTGAAAATCACGCGGTGACGACATGCAGCACGCTCCCCAGCGCTTGGTGCGCCTTTGTAAAATCGTGAACACGTTCGCCTATGTAGAGGATCGCTTGACCCTGCAACGGTGCTCCACTGGGCTTGCCTTCTGGGTCCACGAATTTGATGCGGCCAGCAGGGAAGCACACAGCGCTGGCTACCTGGAGCATCCGACGAAACCACGCGGTCTCGGTGGCGTTGTTGACAAGCACGATCGCCTCCTCGATATAGCCATACTCGTACTTTGACGAAACAGCCTCAGCGAACTGCGCGATCAGTGGCTGGGCGTACGGTGGATTAAGCCACACTCGTCCGTGCCAGGGCTGCTTAAGCCCGTCCTGCTCCGCTGTGAAGATCTGTTTTGCGCCAACCGTCTCGTTGGCGATCGGGCTGCTGGCTGGGTCAAGATCGATCTCTCCCAGACAGGTACGCGCAGCCTCTATGAACACGGTGGGCGTGTACCATTCGTTGTTCCCACTGTTGTGGGCGACGTGGACCGCTTTGGGTTGAGCCTGCTCCTTCGCTCGAGTGACGGTGCGGGCCTGGCCCTGCTGGACGGCCCTCAGGCACTGAACCTGTAGATCGTGCGGGAGATCGAGAATCTCAGCCGCGTCAGTAGCTCGAAGCGTGCCGTCGATGCAGGCTGATACGATCTCAGGTGCGCCTTCGCGCCTGATCTTCTTAGCACGAGCGATCCCGCGTGAACTGGTGCCGACGGCCTCGGCAGCGTGGTCGCGAGCCTTGCCCTTTTGAGTGTCGCCACCAGCTTGTGGCCGATCGGCCACAAGCTGGGGTGTTGCTCCGCCCGTGCTTGTGGACTGGCGCTTCCTCGCCTCCGCAGCGTAGTACTCCTCCACCTCAGCGCCGACGAAGCCGAGCTGAGTGGGGTTGAGGTGTCGTCGGTGCAGGTTCAGGCTGAGCACGTACGGCAGGAGCTCTGCGTCGGTGCCGTCGAACGTGTAGAAGTCCGGCTTCACGCCAGCAGCCAGACACGCTCGGTAGCGGTTGCGTCCGTCGATGATCGATCCGTCGGTGTGGAGGCAAATCGGATCTCTGAGTCCGTGCTCTGCGATGTCGTTGGTAAGGGCGTCGAACTCCTCGCCGCTGAGCAGCGGGAACAGGTTTGCTACGGGGTGATACTGTCGCTCTGTCACTGTGTCTCTCCTCTAACTAAATGTCTGTCGTGTGCGGTCGAATCGGATGTGAGCCTCGGCGGGTGCTTGGCCCTGTCGCTGTTTGTCAACCAAGATCATCTCCTGGCCGTCCTCCTCGTGAAGAAACAGGATCGCGTCGGCGTCCTGCTCGAGTTGGCCCGTCTCACGGAGGTCGGCTTTCGTGGGCCTGGGGTTGGGGTTGGAACGGCTCGCCCTCTTCTCAATGCCACGGTTCATCTGGCACAGGAGGAGCACTGGGATCGAGAGCTCCTTGGCGAGCGCCTTGAGTTGCCGACTGCAATCGGCCAGCTCGTTCTCGCGGCTGTGGTACTCACCCACGCCGCTGAGGAGCTGGAAGTAGTCGACGATCAGGAGGTTGAGGGGCTTCTTGCGGTGCCACTGTCGCACCTGGGCTCGGATCTCTCCGATCGTCTGCTCGGCGCCGTCGTCCAGACAGAGATCCCAGCCCTGCATACGCTCAGTGGCACGTGTCAGGCTGTCGTAGCGGCTGACGTCGATCCCACGTTCGCGTCGCATGTCGGCAGTGCTGACACCTGACATGCTCGAGAGCCAGCGCATCGCGAGCTGGGTGCTGGCCATCTCAAGCGAGACGAACCCGACGCGCCCGCCCTCGCTCAGGAGGTGCCTAGCCCACTGTAGCGCGAACGCGGTCTTTCCCTGGCCTGGGCGTGCCGCGAGCACCACGAGATCGGGCGGTAGCACCACGAGGATCTCGTCTAGCTGGGCGAGTCCAGACTTCACCAACCCCGCTGCGCCATACTGGTACTCTCGGATCGCGTCCCAGGTAGCACCCAGGATCGTGTGCATTGTCTGGGGCTCGGCGGGTGCTCGGTTTGCCTCCTCCTCTGCGGCCTGGGTAAGCAGGTCGAGAGCATGGCTTGCTGTAAGTGCCGACGTGACGTCGTGGTGTACGCGAGCCGTGGTCAGCCACACCGAGCGACGGCGAAAAGCATCCTCAACCAGCCCAGCGTAGTAGGTGGGCCCGATCGCGGTGATGTGGTCAGAGAGTTCCGTCACATACGGCAGGCCACCAAGGTTGTCGATCCACTGAGCAGCGACGGTGACCACCGTGCCCAAATCGATCATGCCGTGTTCACGGTGCGCGGCTGCCATCGCCCTCCAAACGTACTGGTGTCTGAAATCGTAGAAGTGTTCGGGTGTAAGCCTGTCGCTGAGCTCGGGCCAGTGCTCGGGCTGTAGCAGTAGCCCTCCGAGCACGTGCCGCTCGGCCTCTACGGCGCTGGGCGGCTCTAGCTTCAGGTGCGAAATTTCGCGATCTGCTGTTCGAGTAGCCACTCGATGTCCTCCTCTGTGTGGGTGTGGGGTTGGGGTGTCGCTCTTTGGCTAAATGTGTCGCTGGCTGTTCGCTCGGGTGCTCGAGCGTGGGGCTTCAGCTCGCCCTCGCGGGTAAGGAGCTGCGCGACGTAGCCCCAGGGGAATCGGGCGCGGTGGATCGCCTCCCAGATCTCTGGGCTGATCTCACTGGGCTGTGTCCGTGCAAGAAACACCTGGAGTCTGTCACGGACTGCCGATTTTACGCGCTGGGGTGCGCTCCGCTGGTGTGGAGCGAGCGCCTGAACCCAGCGGGCTGGTACTTCCACCGATCGGTGCTGGGCCTTTGGTGCGGGTGGCCTGGTGACTGCGGCTTGGTAGCAGTACGAACGTGGGCCAGCGCTGACGCGCTCAAGCACTCCTGCGTCCACTAGGCCCTTGAGTGCGCGCTGTAGCGAGCGAGCCGAGCCCGCGAAAATCGAGGTCAGCGCCTGGGTGGTGGTGTCAGCGTTCGGCGCTGAACACACAAACAGGGCTATTGCGAACTGTTGGTCTGTGATCTCGCCTGCTGTGTGGAGTGCTACCAAGTGTTTCATCACGTCCTCAATCTGGGTGTGCGCGACCGCCAGGGAGCAGTCGCACACCCCCTAGATCTACTCTCTCCGAAGGAGAGAGTCTTCTTTAGAACATCGCAAGTCTGATGCCAGGATCGGGCCATCTTC